CCCATTTGGCAGTAGGTGGATTGAATTTAAATCCTGCTATCTTATTAGTAGGCTTGAAGTAGTAACCCCCACCACTACAGGTAGAACACTTAGGCTGATTAATGTAAGGAGTGCCATCTTTCTTTACCTTCTTTATATGACCTGTACCATAACAATCAGAGCATGTCTCGGCTGTAGTTTTGTACACTATATCTGAGTAACTGTTTAAGCTATGCTTAAAGTCAGGCTTACTCATGTAGGGAGTGAAGTTATTTAACCATGTAGACTTATCTCTTGGCTTACGACTATATATAACCCAAGACATCTGCTCAGGGCTATTTAAGTTTACAGTTGTATCCCCCATAAGCTCTACTAGTTGTGACTGTAATCGTTTCTCTGTCTCTTGTTTCTCCTTCTCAAACTCAACTCTAACCTCATCTAACTTAGATACGTCTACAGAAAAACCTCTCTGATATATCTTGGCAAGTATAGTAGAGACTTTATTAGTAAGTAGTACAGATTCCATAAGTCCACTGTACTCTTTCGTAAGTAGCTTCTTATATAAAGTGTCAGACAACTGCTGTGTTGCATGTAGGTCAGCAGACAAGTACTCAGACAATTCTTCAGGTGGTATCTCATCTACACCCATGTCTTTTTTAAAGTACTCTTTAAGAGTGTCTTGTTTCTTTGTATCTAAGTCATATCTCATAGCACATGCTTCAAGAGATAAGGGTTGCTTTATACCTCTCTGTACAATGTACTCTGCCAACATAGTATCAAAGACAGGACCATCATACTTAAACCCACATTCCCACAACCACATCAAGTCATAGGATATGTTGTGTCCTATTAGTATAGTAGCTTCGTCTAGTAGTTCTTGTACCCCATCAAACTTGTCTCTGTACAAGTACTCCTTGCCTGAGTCTGTTAAACAACCTACCATAACAAGCCTATTGGTAGGCTCAAATGGATCAAGGTGCATCTTACCACCCCTCTTGGTGACTGTATTTTCTACATCAAGTGTTAGTTTCATTTAATATCTCCTTATGTTTGGTAAGATAGATAACAGCTTTTTTTAGTTTTGTCAAACAATCAGAAAAACCACCTAGTCCTGTATTACAATGATGTCATATCCACCCTCTAAAAGTATTGGTATTATGACAGTGATCTAATACCCAATTCTTCATTCTTACCTGCCCATGTTTAGACATCTCAGCTATGTCTCTGTCACATATAGGACAACAATAATCTTCATTAGGGTATTCATTCTCATTCCTTAACTTTTTAATAATAGCCTTGTGACCATTCTTACAAGACTTACAGGTTCTCTTTATCTCCCCTGACTGCATTGCAATAAACTGTGTTACAGGTTGCTCTATATCACACTTGATGCATGTTAAATGTTTGGTCATACCTCATACCTTCCTATTTTATAGTTAAGTGTGCAGATTCTAGAACCATGCCACCCTGTTAGTTTATTCTTAACAACATTAAGATGTCTTTGCAAGTCTTCTGGCTCATCTACGTTATTAGTTTCTTGCTTAGGTGGATTCTTAGCAATCAGTATCATCAAGTCAGCTTCTGCTGCCTTTCCTGTACGTGAGCCTTCCATCATAGCTTGGTTCAGTATAACCTTACCTTCAGCATCAGCACTTAACTGTGACATATAGAACACTGCACACTCATGTTGCTTGGCAATCATACGAGCATGGATAGCATTAGCTTTTAAGGCTTCATCTGTTCTAGCAAAACCACCTGTCCTAGCAAACTTATCTCCCATATCTAGTATCACTACATCAGGCTTATAAGATTTACATACACTCTCAACCCATGACATGTCTCGATTGGAAGCATCCTTTATTTTTATTTTATCTCTGATAGGTGCGTACAAGTCTCTAGCCTTAGTAGGGTTTACCTTAATCTCTTGCATTGTCATGCCTGTTGATGCAGTTAGATACCTAGCACCAACTCTATGACTACCTTCCTCGTTACACAAGACAATACAATTAGCACCCTGATGTGCCAAACCTTGAGGTCCAGCAATCATACTTGCATGGAAAGATGTCTTACCTGTATTAGGTCTTGCACCTATCTCAATCAAGTGTCCTGCATTAACACCACTCACTTGTCTAGTAAGTGCAGGTATATTGAAATGCCATCTAGCTTCTAAGTCATTCTTAGCTAACAGTGTAGCTATAGACATGTCATCCCATTCTACATTCAAGTCAGGTGTGAAGTCATCATTATGTTGCTCAATCAAACGTCTTAAAGGCTCAAGACTAGTCTGTGAACCATTGACATACTCAAAGCCTAAGTTGGCAACGTCTTCTCCTACAACCTGTTGGAATAGTTTTGATAACACCTCTTGTGCTATATCACTACCCAAAGGTGTCTCTTTCTTTACCTGAGCAAACAGTGACGAGTATGCCTGTTTCTGTGCAGTAGTCAGGGTTGGGTTGTTCGCCATAAACAATGCTTCAATCTCGTCAGGTGTAACAGTTCGTTCATACCTATCCATTGCTGAATCTATTGCGTTCTTTATTTTACGAGCATCCTTGCTAAATAGTCTGTCAGGACACTTAGCTCCTCTATGCTCTGAATAAAACTCCTTACTCATTAAACTTCTTAGTAATGCTAATTCCATGTTAGTATCTCCTTTGGGGTTAAATTATGTAAATTATCTATATCTTCTTCGTTATAATATTTCAAGTCATCTTTTAACATCAACACACGTACATCTTTTACGTATGCCTTCAATTCTTTAGCAAAAGATAATGTCTTGGGTAAAGCATCAGGGTCTAATGCTACTATGGCTGTTGAGAATCGTGTCATATATTTCTTGTGTGCTTCTGATAATGACGTACCTAACACAGCTACCCCAACATATATATCACTACCAATTACTGATGCACTGACACAATCCTCAACAACAACTGCGACATTACCATAGCCATAAGTAAAAGGCAAGTCACTTTTTCCATATCGTTTCCACTTGGGTATCCTATTTGTAATCGACCTACCGACTGCATCAAGGATAGTACCTCTATCTTCTACAGGAAACACCACACGTTTTTCTTTTACATCATAGTGTAAGTTAACTGCATCAGCATCTATACTCCACTTAGTACAGAAGGTAAGTGTCTCCCATCTTTCTCTATGAGGTACAACATACTCAGGTAACACAAAGGGTGTATCATCTTTTCTCTTTTGTATAGTGTGCTTAATATCATCAACGGACAGTCTAACCTTACTACTACCACTCAGACTACACGTAACCTTGTAGCAATTCCACAAGACCTTGCCCATATTATTTGTAACAGTGAATGTTTTATACCCATTACAGATAGGACAATTCATTCTTTTAGAATCTCCATTACTGATATCTAAGTCTATTACATATTCTCTAATATTAATCATACTATATACCTTTCATTATAAATGTTATTATATATATATTCCTGTGGGCAATTACAATGCCTTGTAACATGGGGTTTTTAATCCGTCAACCCCCTTCTTGTATTCAAGGCTAGGCTTGCACTTTTAAGTGTGTTCTTCATGTAGGGTTTTACTGATTGTGGGTTTGCATGACCTGTAACCGACATAATATTACCCATTGATACCCCTGCATCTACCATTTCAACTGTGCCTGTCCTACGTAAGTCTGAAAGTCTAAGCTCCTTAGATAAGTCAGCACTGTCCATTATATGTCTAGCTAGTTTGGGTAGCTCATATAAAGAATAGGGTCTGTATACCCCCTTAAAAGCCTTTGTACGTGGTGCTATATATGGTTGAAAGCCAAACTCTAAGTTTTGTTGCTTCAGCATGGCACATAGGTCATCTGATATAGGTAGGAATACCTCTGCCCTACGTTTAGACTGTTCTATATGCATAGTTCCCTTGTCTAAGTCTACATTATCCCACATGATTACCCTCATATCTCCTAGTCTCTGACACCATTCGTATGCCATCTGTGCTATTAGCCCTATGTTACGTGTACTAAAGTTAGAGTAGGCAGTATCAAGAAACCTGATAACGTCTTCTTTTGACCACACTACTTTTCTTGCTACAGATTTTCTTTTCTTAATACCTATAAAAGGATTAACAGTGTAAGTCTCCATCTCAATAGCATAATTGTATACTACTCTAGCTACTGACACAGTATGGTTGGCAAGGGAAACCCCCCTGCCACACCACTGTTCATAGGCTTTCTTAGCAACACGACTAGACACATCTTGTAATTTACATGTGCCTAACTTCTGACTGTCGCCTAACTTTGTGTTACTTAGTACACCAAGAAAGTATTGATATTGTACTTTAGTTTCTTTACGTAAGCTATTGAAATCAAAGGACAAATAGTAGTCACTTATTAAGTTTGATAACTTCATGTTAAGCCACCATCAAGGACTTGAACTCAGGAGATGACACCCATTGTGATACCTTCTGCTCTCTTGCCCACATAGATTGTGATGCAGTATCCTTACCTGTATTTCTTAGAGCAAAACCATTCCTGTCATCAGCATACGATGCATAGTTAGTGAAGGCAGAGTATAAAGCAAACACGTTCTTACCTCTCTTAGATATCTCTACACACGTTAACTCATACATCTTCTTAGCTAACTGGTCAGACTTAATTATCTTCTCAAGTAGTGTCTTACCATCTACATTAAGAGGTGTATCAGCCATTGACTGTAGGTAGCTCTGTCTTGCATCAAAGGTACTCTTAGAGTTCTTTAACTCATGTATAAATGTATCTATACTGAACCCTGATGTATTCTTCTTATGTATCTTCTCATAGTCACCTGAAATTTGACCATTGAGACAGAATCTATCGTATGCACCAAAGTATACTTGGTTAGAACATGACCCATCTATAGCATGTAGTCCTACAATTCTTTCATTAATCGTAGTCTGATGCTTAGATGTTGTTATAGTATGCGATACATTAGGTAGTGTTATATCAACCATTGCCCATGCATTGTTCCTAGCAGTAGACATCTTGACCTCAGCACCTAGCAGGTCAGCATAGTCTCTATTGTCTTGTATAACCTCTTCAATAGCATTGTAGAAGGTTGGGTGTGATGCACACTTAAACCCATTACCCACTATGCCTAAGTATTCTCCTGTGTCTGATCTACACACATACTTATGGTCTTTCATTTTAGTTGGCTCGTACTGAACATTAAAGTTTAGGGCAGCACTCAATGGTATTAACTTGTTTTGTACTATATCTAATGGCATATGTATTCTCCTTTTTTATATGTTGTGTCGTCACTAACGACATTAATAGTTGTGTTGTATAAGATATTGAAACAGAAGTCAAGACTAACTTACTAGTCATCAACCTTTATGTCCAAAATATTCAACGTCACCCCCTATATGTAAAGTACTCTTAGATTTACTACTACTTCTAACAATACAACCATTAGGTGCTTCATCACAATTAGGATAGCTAAAGCAAGCTATATGTTTATCCTCATGACAAGTCATATGCTCTTCAGCATACTTGTTTAAGTAGTTTGTTGTAAAATCTTCAATGCCCTTACTATGAAAGTGTTTTTTATACTGTCGTATGGTTGTCTTTCTTTTTGACCACCTACCTGTACTCCAATAATAAACATAAGTGGTGTCAGCTATGTTATCTATAAATAATAACCCTGCTGATTTGCTTATCTCATAGGGTATTTTTTTCTCATCAAGATACTCTGTGACAAAAGCAAGAGACTCATTAGTATCTCGTCTGTATACTCTTTCACCCTTTGAATTTGTCCTTTCATACTTCCACTCACTTGTACTCATAAGACCCACTCCATCTGTTATAGTGACCATGTTCACACTCAAGT